ATGATGTGATTGCTGGTAACGTAGAGAAGTTGAAGAAGAGATATCCAGGCGGAGAGTTTGATGTTTATAAATCAGAAAATCGTTTGGAGGATGACTTATGATTAACTTGCGTGACCAGATTCTAAAAAGTCAAATTGCATACTATAATGGTTTGATTGCAAAACATCAACAGAACGTTGAGATATATCTGAATCAACCTGTAGGTATTGGTGAACATTCAGATATTATGGGAACAATTGATGGTGAGATAAATGCCATTGCACAAGCACATGAGAAGATAGAAATTATTAACCATTACTTTTTATCTAGATAATAAATAACTAGAAAGAACGTGGAATAATGGCATTTGAAACGTCTGAAGCTTTTTATGCTGGACTATCAACCTTTGGCACTCCTAGATTACAAAGTGCGAAACAAAATCAAGATGAATTTAATTCATTGTATGAAGAAGCTATAACTGCTTTTCAGAACAACTCATTGGATGGTGCTGGGGATGCTACAAAGACTGGCATGACAAACACAATAAATTCAAAAACAAAAGATGGTAAATTAGCATCTTTATATTCTGATCTAGCAAGTCAAATTTCTGCTGTATTAGGAACTAGAAAATCTATTGGTCAAGATGGCCCTCCAAGTAGAATATTTTTGACAGGAAATAAATGGCATTCGGCTGTTCAACCTTTTAAGATTGAAGCTTTTGGAATGAAGGATTATAATTCTTCAGATGTAATTTTGCAATATGGTGACACATACTATGGTATATCTTTAAAGAAAAAACCATATGAGTCTAGTGCATCACCACCATTAATTAATAGTTCTTTTGCAACTTTTTTAAAACCAAACGAATTCTCTTCGATGTTACAAAGAGTGAATGTTGCTAGATATCAATTTTTTGCAAAAATACTTTGGGATGCCTGTCAGGATAATACACCTAACAGTCCTTTTTGGGTTCAAGAACTAAACGAGGGTAAAGGTGGCACGATACTTGAATGTCGAAAAATGGTTAATTTTAAGACTGGAAAGGGTAAAAATGTGGAGACTGGTCAGTTTAGTATACAGGGAATAAGCTTAAATTCTGAGGGCAAGCTTAATCTCGCAGACGCTAAAAAGATACTTGATATAAAAGTTAGTATTTACAAACCATCAGGAAAGCCTTCCGTAGCGGGTGTCTATCAAGATAGTGACTGGGAATTAGCTAAACCTGTTCCTCTAATAAACTTAAAAGATACTGAACATATGAATACTCTTGGTGCTGGATTTCCTACTGAATTCAGAACAAGATTTAGATCTTATGTTAATTCTAAATTATCAGCTCGTGGTGGAAAAATTAGTGAATTATGGACTGAGTTTGATAAGATCTTAATGGATCAGAGGCCTGGTGAATCAGTGGATGGCACGCCAAGAAGTTTTGCAAGAATTCTTGCAGATAGTATTTTAACTAGAACTTTAAAACTTAATTTATATTCAGAATTAGAAAAATTTAATGCACCTGAGTTTGAGTTTCTTTTAGTTGAAGGTGTTGGTAATGCGGTTCCTGATAGAAAATCTGATGATCAATTTAAAGCATCAATTGGAGCTCCTGTGGTAAAACCTTTAAAGAGTATTATTGGAACTATAGCTGATCTTTGTCCTCTTCAAAAATGTGGAATCAAACTTGAAAGAATTAATGCATCAGAATCAAAAGCTGCAGTAGAATATAAGTTAATTATCACTCCACCTCCAAAAGAGGCTAAAAAACTTAAAATGTCTTCAATCGATGTTCTTCATATAGATCTAAGATATGGTGGTTCTTTCACAGCTATGCCAAGATTTCATGCAACAATGACACCAGAATTTATGCAATTAGCAAAAGGTAAATGAAGAATACACACCTTGAACATTTAGAGGATAATATTTTAAATGACGGATCTCAAGGAGGAAGAGAAGCAGTGGCCTTTCTTCGATCTCTTGGAAAGATGTTGGATCAAGGTGCAGCAGATGCTCGTGTTACCGTCAAGTGGGATGGAGCGCCTGCTATAATTTGTGGTGTCAATCCAGAGAACGGAAGATTTTTTGTCGGAACTAAATCTGTATTCAATAAAGTTAATCCAAAGATTTCATACTCTGAGGAAGATGTGGAGAGTATGTATCCGCCTGGGCAACTTGCACAGAAATTAAAAGATGCATACAAATATCTTTCTACACTTTCAATATCAAATGTTGTGCAGGGAGATCTTTTATTTACTGATGATAAGTATGATGCCACAATAGGTGGTGATACTTGCGTTGCATTTCAACCAAACACAATTGTGTATGCAGTTCCAAAGGACAGTGACATTGGACAAAAGATAGACGAAGCAAAATTTGGAATCGTATTTCATACTTCATATTCTGGAAGAACTTTGGATGCGATGTCCGCTAGTTTTGGTAATATAAACATTCAAGGTAACAGTAATGTATTTGTGACATCATCTGATTTTAAAAACGCATCAGGTGAAGCAAATATGACTCAAGCTGAGAGAACAACCTATGCAAACCTTGTCAACAAAACTGAGGGATCTTTAAAACAAGCTTCTCGTTTTCTGGACATAATGAAAACAAATGATATGAATAAGTTTACTTTGAATATTATGTTCAAGACTTTCTTTAACTCTTATATTCGTCAAGGTAAAACTTTAATTGGTGCTCGTAATACTGCAAGAGACTTCGCAATGTATTTTTCAAATGCACTAGACAAAGAGATTGCGACTAAGAAGATGAAAACAACAAAAGATAAATACTTAGAGCTTAAAAATAAGGGTCTTAAATTTATTTCAGATAATCAACAGGCAATATACATGACTGTTGCATCTTATATGAATCTACAGGCTGCGAAAAATTTCATGATTCGCAAACTACAGAAAGTCAATACATTTGGCACGTTTCTTAGAACACCAGATGGATATCGAGTGACAGCACCTGAAGGATTTGTTGCAATTCGTTCAGGACAAGCTCTTAAACTTGTAGATCGTTTAGAGTTTAGTCGTGCAAACTTTACAGCAGACAAGAATTGGGAGAAAGGTAATCCCATGCCAGCACCGAAAATATGAAAAGTTTTACATCATTCATAACCGAAGCACTATCTTCTCAATCAGTTGCAAAACCTAATCCAAATAAGGATGAGGCAGATATGACTGTGGCTTTTGGTCGTTTTAATCCACCTACAACTGGACATGAAAGACTTTTGAATAAGGTAAAACAGGTTGCTGGTAAAGGTAACTATGAAATTTATCCATCACGTTCAAATGATCCTGATAAAAATCCTTTAGATCCAGATACTAAGATTGGTTATATGCAACAAATGTTTCCTAATCATGCGAAACATATCATGAATAATCCAAATACAAGGACTATCTTCGATGCATTAAAGGGTGCGAATGAAAGAGGTGCAAAGTCTGTTAATATTGTGGTAGGACAAGATCGTCAAGCAGAGTTTGAAAATTTAGCAAACAAATATAATAATAAACTTTACAAATTTGATCGTATTAATGTTGTATCTGCTGGAGATCGTGATCCAGACGGAGAAGGCGTGAGTGCGATGTCAGCATCTAAATTAAGAAAGGCTGCTGCGGATGATGATTTCGATACATTTAGAAGTGGTATACCAAGATCATTAAAGGATGATGCTGCAAGAAAATTATATGATACCCTAAGACAGGGAATGAAACCTAAGAAGAAAAAACAAAATGAAATGTGGAGAATTGCTCCTAAGTTTGATTGGAAGAATCTTCGTGAGAATTATATGAACGGAAACATATTTCAAGTTGGTGATATTGTAGAAAATGATAATACAGGATTGATTGGTAAAATTATTCGCACAGGTGCAAATCATATCATCGCAGTCACTGAAGATAATATGATGTTTAAATCATGGATCAAAGATATCACTGAGAAATTTACTGAAGTATCTGGTGTGCCTGCAAATCAAAGAGAAGTTGGAACAGATGCTCTAAGACAATACACTCAAAGACTTTCTCATAATCCAATCATCCTTAATTTTATAAATAAATCTAGAAAGAATCGTGCAAAGAGTAATGCTTAGTCAAAAATTACAAGATGACTTGATGAGTGCGTATCAAAAAGTCTACGAAGAGA